CTTCCCTTTTCTTTTTTTCCCCCAAGGCCAGATTACAAATTTCAATTTCGAAGCCATGCGGCACCTCTGAAAAGAAAGGGGGCCGAAGCCCCCTTATCTTGAGCGCGTATTAGGCGCCGTCTTTACCGGAGCCCCCCGTGCAGGCTTGGGCTCCTTAATTGGTTCAAGGTGGTCAGGCTCCTGCCCTTCCGGCAACTGCAGCTCAACCTCCTTACCCGGCTCGCAGAGCACGCCATTGATATATGACCGCTCCTTAACACAATATTTAGCCATTGGTCTGCACCCCCGCAACAATCCCTGCGGTAACGGCACCAGTGGTTGGGGCGGTTCCGGTAACGGTGTAGTTAAGGCGCAAATAACGCTTCACGCCCTGCGGCAAAGTGATTACCGGAGTCTGGTAACCCGCTTTAAGGTCAGCCAGAGGGACGGTGACGCTATACAGTGTTTCAGCAGAGCCAAATCCCTCCGCATCATCCGTCTGCAAAGCAACCGTCAAACTGGTGAGCTTATTGAAATCCTCGACTACTTGAATCAGAAGAGGAAGATTCCCTGCCTTGCCATCGTCCTTACTAGAACCAGTGTCAATGACATTGGTGGACACCGCAGTAGCGGTAATGGCTTGGGCGCTGGAAAACTTGTTCAGTGCATCAAACAACATGACTATCTCCTTCAGTCACCGGTTATGGGAACGTAATGGCGGATTCAGTGTTAAGAATCGCGTCACAACGGCGGATGGGCATACCCAGGAATTCGGGAATCTTCTTACCGGCATACTCGCCAATAGTCAGGTTCACGTTCTTGGCGTTCATCGCCTGCTTGTGCAGGAACGTCTGAATGGTACGGTTACAATAGATACCCACAGTGCCACCGCCCTGCATCGGGTTATCCATTTTGTAATACGCGTCAACCATCAGGTCGATAAGATCAGCACCGGTGCCCGCGTCCTTGGTTAGCGCCGTCACGTCGATATTGCAAACGCGAGCATTGGCACGCCAGTCACGCACAGACATACCAATGTTCCACTTATAGTGGTCGCGGTATGCTTGGAACAAGCCGCCATACTCATCCTTCACGGTGTCTTCGCCCAGGTCGCGGTGCTGGAACCCAAATGTCGCCCCTTGAGGGTATAGAAGGCTTGTGGTGGTCTCGCCCCAGGTCACGAACCAGATTGAAGTGTTCGTGGCGCCAGTGCCGCCAGCGTCAACCATGTTCTCGCCTGATTCTGCAGACGGATCATTGTAACGCGGCGCCAAACCGGTAAATGCTTGTGGCTCGCTGGCGGTGCTGCCATAAAACATATAACGCGCCATCTTGTTGTTCATGCCAGCAAGGTGAGCAATGTTTTCAGAAGTACGGAACGCATTTGCATTACCGGAACGGTCGGCAAGATCTTTATCCACCTGGCCATAATCTTCAAGCATACCGGTCGTATCCATTACCGGCACAACGGTGGACTTGCTAGGCTGCACGCCCTTGTTAAATTCGCGCCATGTGCCTTCTGGAATGCCAGTGCGCATAGTAGTTTTGTGTTTGGAGCCGTCGTTGCACTCCATGTAGGTAGCATCCTGCAGAATATCATTCTGCTCTGCCAGCAGCTCAACGATCTTGGCAATAGAGCCATCAGCGTTAGTGCGGTTCAGCTTGTCAATAAGCGTCGGGTAAGTGTGACCGAGAACAGCCATTGTTTAATTCCTCACTGTTTTGATTTCGGATAGAAGGCTTCCGTCAAGTCTTTTGGCCCTGACGTTGGTTTGCCCCCATTGGTTACAAGCTGATCCTCTTTAAGCGAGCGCCCCATGGAGGCGAAAGCGCGGATCAGCGCCGGGTGGTTTCCGATGCCAGTATTTTCCAGAAGCTCATTCAGCTCCTTGCTGCCATGGGCCTCAAGCGCCTTTCGGGCTTCCCCCATGGTTGCTTCCAGCTTGGCCCCGCCAAACTCTGGATCTGACTCGGATTGTTGCCGCCAGCCATCCACTTGCTTTGCCCAATTAGCGGTCATTTGCTGTTGGACTTTTGGCAGCATTTCAGAAGCTAGCTTGTTGGCTTGGTCGTTGCTAAGGCCCAGCTCACGCGCAACAGGCTCAAATTCGCCCGCCAGCTCTGCGTCAACCTCGACCCCTTCTCCAAGGTCCCAGTCATATTTCTCTGGTGCCCCTTCTGCTTCGGCCTTGCCATCAGTTTCACCTTCGGCGCTCTCGACGGACTGGTCACCCGCTTGCTCACCCTCTGGCGTCACTGTTTCCTGCTCTGCTTCCGTACCACTCACGGCTGACGTTTCGGTGTTAGCCTGCTCG